AAATTTTGTTGTATCTAATTTTTGCGCAAGGCGATGACATCCTCATCCTAGTATCCAGTGAGTTCGCGTCAGCACTAGCTCGTGAACTCCAAAAATTGTGGAGCTTGTTAGGCTTCGAACTCGATATTATTATAATGAGCGAATTACGTGACGCTGAATACTTATCAGGAAGATTTTATAGAACTAAAGATGGACTTATGTTTGGTCCGAAGATAGGTAGAGTGATGTGTAAAACATTTTATTGCATGACAAACGATTTTAACGACCACGAAGGAAAGCGTTGGTTGTTGGCAGTATGCATAGGTCTCGAAAGAGACGTAAATCACATCCCAGTGCTCAGAGTGGTTGTTCCACTCCTCAAGAAAATGCTGGAAGGCATCAAACCAAGACGAAAAGAAGAAGAAGAATATGGACGGCCTCATGCTGTCGAATACCATGAGGCAACGGTTGAAACGTTCGCGGATTGTGCAGACATTTATGGGTGTCATCCGTGTGATCTGTACCAATTGGAAGCGTTCATCATAAAGAACTTGACTTCCATACCAGCTACAATACATCATCCTCTGTTGAATCAGATTGTTACATATGATACTACTGGCCCTGACCGTAAATCACAATATGTTTTCGGTAGTGTAGCCAGTGAAGACCCACACATCCTATTCGCACTTTTCCTATTTATGGTACATCCAGGTATACTTAAACCTGATGATTTTATCCCAGTGTTTGTGGGACCATTTGTGGAGGAGCAGTTGAAAGCAATACACTGGAAGTGGTGTGTTGGGATCATCACAATTGAAGTCATCAGGAATGCTTACATGGGATGTTTGATACCAAACATCATTTGGGTACCGATGCATGTGTTGTTAATGTTATTAACTGAGGCACTCAAACCTAATAAATTGCCTTGGTTTCCTTCATTCGCCTTACATTCTTTGTTCAATGGGGTTATTTGCCATCTTAATAATGGAAACGCAACCCCAGGGATCTTCTGTGCAACTATTTTTAATGTGTGTATGGGGTATCCAAGTATTTATTTGAACAAGTTTGTGGTTGAACCAGTAGTTAATAATATCAAGGGAGCAAGCTTTGCTCTAGCTACCAGCAGTATTGGTGCGTACTCTTTGTTCACAGGGCTCCTGGGAAAATCATGGTCTAAAACCACCCAGTTTATGAGCAACCTGGCTTACAACATTGGCATGACGCCAATTGGCCTAATCTACAGGACCAAGACCATACTGTTGGAGTCCGCAATCTATGTGTGGTCACTAACCACGACAAAACTCAACAAACTCGTGCACGCCCTAGTTGGCAATACTGCCAATTGGAAAGGCAAATACTTGGAATTTGCCCAAAAAGCCGGTTTGGCCTTCCCAGAAGCTGAAACAATTTTCTCATACGAGGGTATGACACTGAAGTACAAAGTGAGATTGTTGGTTGATGCTGTCTGTGTCGGTGAGGGAGTCGACTACTCTAAGAAAGCTGCTGAGCAAAATGCCTATCAAGATGCAATAAGCCGAAGAAGTGGTAATAAGGTACCGCTCAATATATCGGAGGTTAAACTCCCACTCATTGCTCCAGCCAGTGCAGCTGTCATGCATCTCAGACAGATTATTTCTGAGCAATTAGGCTGGAGAACAATATGTATTGATGCAGACCAAATCCACCCTCCTTGTCCTGGTTTGGAAAATGCCCAAGCCGGTGCCGTGTATATCGTGGGGAATGCCGGCTCGATTGACGCATGGAGGAAAATAATCTCAATGGAACGCCCACCATCGTTGAAAGAAATTTTCATTAAGATTGTGCCATCATTTCCAGATGCAGCTGACCATGA